TCCAAAGTGGTTTAAAGAGATGGGTTTTACGATGGTTATCGAAGAACCCGTTTACACTTTGGAACAGATTTCCTTTTGTCAGACTCAACCCGTTTTTGTCGGGCCTGGGGCTTTTGACTACATAATGGTGCGTGACCCTCGAGTTGCTATCTCAAAAGATGCAACGTGTATGCACCCATATTACCGTCCAGTTGAATTCTTGGGCTGGATTAAGGCTGTAGGTACTGGGGGTATGTCTTTAGCTGGCTCGTTGCCGGTTTGGGACAGCTTTTATGATATGTACTTACGGTCTTCCGTTGGACACAATGCCCATCACCTTAGTAATGTTTGGGGATGGGGTGTCCGAAAGATGGCGAGTGGTTGCTCTCGTGTGCATGGCACACCGAGTGAACAGTCGCGCGCCTCTTTCTATTGGGCTTTCGGTATCTCTCCAGAGGAACAGTTGAGCATCGAAAAAGTCTATAGCGCACGCTTAGTATCTGGTTTTAACGATCCAAATGCTGAGAGGTGGCTAACACTTCCTTTCTAACAGTGTCATGAACGTCGCACCAGACGTATAAAGGGTGGGGTGGTTGCTAACCATTGGGTTGTGTGTTGTAATTGCCCAAAACGTTGGGATCATGGTAGGAGTCTTTATTGACCACCGCCCAATCTGTCCCGTAAATATTTACGTACCCGTTCGATATGTTTTCATGGTAGGGCCACTTAGTGGTACCGCCCAATCTGAAACATGTTTAATTACTAAGCTTAACCGCGGAATGTCGAACGACTGCACGGGCTTCCATTTTGGTTTTCCACGATGAACAGTCTCTTGTGGCGAGGGATCCAATACATGCCACCAAAAAGAAAAACTAAATCTAAGAGGCCTAAGAAGGCCTCCACCTCCTCCAATAATGAGCTTGCAACTGTCACCCGCATGCTCAAGCAGATGAACAACCGTCCTGGCTCTGAAGTCACCGACCTTGGGCGTCTGCTCCTTAAGGGTGGCAATATTGCTTCATCTTTCTTTGGTTTTCCTAAGATTTTTGGATCTGGCTCTTATGCTATGACCAATTCTCTTTGGAATGCCACCTCACAAGTCCCGATTATGCATAGTTCTAATGAGTCCGTTCGTATTAAGCACCGAGAGTATATCGGTGACATTACTATGAATGGTGCTAATTTCCTCACTTATCCATTTGCTATTAATCCTGGTTTGGCCTCTACCTTTCCCTATTTGTCTGCTGTTGCTCAGAATTTTCAGGAATACTCTTTTAAAGGTTTAGTCTTCGAATATAAGTCTACAAGTGCTACTGCTCTTGTCTCTGGCACCAATACGGCCATGGGTAGCGTTATGCTCGCTGCCCAGTACCGTGCTGATGCGCCTATTTTCGTTAATA